CGTGAGTTAAAAGCTACTTTCCTTTATTTGACCTTCAATTTTCAAGGTTGTGGTGTATGCGTGTAGGCCCAGATGGGGTGTATAAATACACATGGTCGACCGCGGCCATGAGTTTTCAGCGGCGTTGGTTACGTGACAACTTGTATGTTTCTCCACAATTTTACTATGGCTACAACTAAAGATACAACCTTTGCGTCTTCTGACTCTAAGAGTGTGAAATCTTTAGTTCGTGAACGCTTGATTCAAGAGTGTGCTAGGATTGTGCCTGGTAGGGATAGACCGTGTGAGACTATGGATGAAGTTCGAATTTATCAACAGCTTCTTGCCGCACAACGTCAGCAACGTGCTTTTGGCAACTTGTGGCAAGAACCACGGCAGCCAAAGCGAGAGTTTAAGCAGCGCTGGGAGGGTGACCTACAAATGGAACAAATTGCAGCGTCCGCTTTAGGAGGTGTGATGAAATCAGTGGAATCGTTGCCTCTGATTGGGTCTATAGCCAAATCTGTTTTTGGCAATGGCTCGTATAAAGACACGCCAAGTGTTTCTTTGTCGGAACCTGGTAATTTTGGTGTTGTGGATTTGCCACTGAGTGTTACAAATCTTGCAGTATCCGTTAAGGACATTAGTGTCGATGAATCACATGTCATAGAGAGTGAACGAGCCGACCAGTGTGAGAGTTTGGTCTTCCGGTGTCGTATTCCTTCTAGAATTACGGCAATCTTTTGGACAACAACTCTGCCCTCTGGGTCCCTTTTGGCATCTTATTGGGTTTCACCGAGTACATCAGCAGTGGCTGGTACTATCGCCCCTGGTAATACGGTTATTTCTATCTCAACCATGCTGTCTTATGCGCAAATGGTGTATAACTTTTGGCGTGGTGGGTTGCGCTTTACGATAGAGTGTTTGCCTACTCATTTTCATCAAGGGCAGCTTTTTATAGCGTTTAATCCCACTGGTGAGGATATTAATATTGATCAGGCGCGGAATTGTACTTCTGCAACCATTGATTTGGGTGTTATGAATCGCACTTCAATGGATATACCATTCGTGGCCAAAAATGATTATCTCAAATGTAATGTGACCCCGGGAACGGGGCAGAGTTTAGATAACTCTTTGGGTAAGATATTCATTTTTGTTCAAAATGCTTTGATCAACAACGGCACAGTTTCAGGCACAGTGGACATTAATGTTTACATAAGTGCATTGGATGATTTTGAGTTTAAAATTCCGCGCAATTTTCCAGAAGCAGCGAAATTTATGTATGAGGGGGTTTTCCAAATGGAATCTGAAGTTGTGCGTGATGTTGCAGTTACAACGCCGGCACATAGGCCCCAACAAGGTGCTTCAGATCATACTTTGGAAAATGTTGTTTCTGTCGCGAATGTGGTGTCAGCAGACACACAAAATATTATGGAGAGACAGTACCTGCTTTTGCGTGGATTGTCGTTTCCAACATCATCAGCAGAAGGGTCTACGTTGGCTCAGATGGTTTTGCCGCGTGATTTCTGGAACGCAAGCTTGGCTCCTACAGGACTTTACTCGTATCACGAGTTTTTCCGCATGGGTTTTAAAGCAACCCTCCGGATTAATCCAACGCAATTTCACCAAGGAGCGCTTATGTTGGTTTGGATTCCCCAGGGTTTTTCAACCACGTCATTGACTTTTGGAACTTTTCACGCAATTCCCGCATGTCATTATGAATGTTGCTACGGAAACGTCGATGGATTTAATTGTAC